GCTGTAAATACAAATTCGTTTTTAGATAATCTAGCTGGTACATCATCTTTTTTTTCATACTCTCCAATTGGAACAAAGCCACCATTAAATCTATAATCTTTTTCCATACCACCAAGATCCATGACGCCACCACCCATGTTAAATACTCCTCTTCCTTTTAACACATCTGCTTTAGTAACTTTACCATCTTTGTTTAAATCAGGGAAACCACCATTTTTTAAATTTGCTATTCCACCTTTAGCATAAGTTGGATCTAAATATTCTTCACCATAAAATTCTATAATGTAATCTTCAATTGATCCGTCATACCCTTCAGCTACATTTGCATTGTATTCATCCAAAATACGTTTACTAAAAGTAAAATTAGCCATTTTCATAGGTTCTTTTGTTTTCATTACAGCTTCTTTAATACTTACAGTGCCATCAGTTTCATCCATTACAGGACCTTCACCCATCATGTAACCAGGTCGACCACCATTTTTTAAATTTGCTATTCCACCCTTAGCTTTGTTAACCATAATTTCTTGAATCATAGATTCGTATACATCTTTTGATATTTCACCGTTTTTATAAACTGCTGGTATTAAAATTTTGTAGTATTGCATTTTTGTTTCTTCATCTACTTTACCTTCAACATCATTAAACAAACCATTTAAGATAGCCATCTCTTGTGACTCATCTTCTTTTTTTGGAAAAGATATATTTCCATCATAAGTTCCAAGAGAAACTGTTTCACCTTCTGCTTCTTGTATAGCTACACCATCTTCATTACTGCCAGATTCAAATCCCATTCGTTTTACAACACCCGGTGCTTTTTTTCTAAGAGCTGTAATACCTGCATTAGGATCACCACCATTTTTTAAACCTATGATACCACCCTTAGCAGCTAGAGCTGTAAAATCTGTAACGTCTGCTTTAGATGTTGGAATCCCTGTAACTTCCATGGGAGTTAAATTTATATCAACAGCAGCTTGTGCTTCTTGACCAGCTGCTTGTTTTTCTTGCATATATTTTTTATAAGCGTCTTCTGTTAGTTCATTTAATTCTTTTTGATTTTTATAATCTAAATACGCCTTACCTGCAGAACCCCCTATTTTAATAAGGTCTTTGTATTTATCCGCATACCCTAAGGCTGTATCAATGTAATCAAAAATATTTGCCATGAATCTATATTCCCTTGAAATTGTTATATATTAAAAACGCAGGGATTTCACCTGAACTTATACTATTATCCTTTTTCACCCAATAAATCAAGAGGTGGCATGATAACCCTTACATCAATTTGACCCTCTTCCTTACTTAGATTAGCTGCCTTATAAGCTGCTTCATCCTTGTAAATTTCTCCTGTTTTAGCATTTTTGTATGTTGTAATAATTTCTGTTGGTTCAATTAATGGTACATCTTTGCCATCTACTTTAACGGTTTTCATCTAAGTCCTATCTTGTTGTAATACACTTATTGTAACTATTGGGTTGGCTACATCAGAAAGCATTTGAATCTTGTCTCCCTCTTCTAGTATTAATACAGTTGAGTCATCTCCTTTTAAAAACTCATGTTTTATAGTGGTTGCTAACGAGTGTTTATCATAAATAAACGCTGTGCTTGATCCACTATCAAAAATAGATAAAGTTAAAGCAGATGTGCCTGAATTAGCATTATAAACCGAGATAGATTTAATAATACCTACAGTAGCAGCTGGTACTGTATAACAGTCAGCTGTAGTAGCAGCAGCCAAAGTAGTAATATGAAGTTTATATGCATTAGCCATTATAGTCTTTTTATATTTTTAACTTAACTTATAAACAAAGTAAAGGCTTCTTGTTCATCCTTTAACTGTTGTTGATATGTAGTATTCATTTTTTGTACAATAGATATTACATTGTTTGCTAAGTTTTGAACATTTTGTTGATCAAAGTCTGGTCCTTCTATTGTTGATATTACTTCTGATATTTTAGCCATTATCTTCTTCCTCCTGCATGTATATCTAGTCTAAAAGTTCCTAGTCGCCAGTTTTCTCCTGTACCTGTATTAGATACTTTAAAAGCTATTTGACGAGCTCTTATCCTAGTGTTTAGTTGTGTAGTAGTTGTTGTTGTTGTAAAAGTATTTGTAACCGTATTACTGTTAGGAAAAGCTTTTGTATTTAATGCTACTTGTGCATTACCAGTTTGGGCTCCAAAGTCTGGTATAAATCTACTAATACGCATTATGTATTCGCCTTCTCCTCTTAGATCTCCTTCTTGACCGCCAATATCATAATCACCTGATTCTATGTTAGCTAGAATAGCGTTAGTAGTACCATTAGCAAAAACTTCATCAGTCCCTACTTCATGTTGCCAAAAATAACTAGCACCATTTGTAACTGCATTTACACTTGGTTCAGTAGGTGCAACACTTGTTACATATTGTGTGGCATATGGTTTTCCATAAACTCCTTCAGGAGTCCAAGTAGTTCTAGCAAGTGAACTAGTAGTCCATATAGGATCTGCGTCACTAGACTCTATATAGTTGTAACTAACTGATCGATTAACTTCATCTGATCCTTGACTACAATAAAACCAAGTTACTTCACCAAATAAATTATTTACTGCTCCGTGAATTTGTTGATTAGCATTAACATTAATATCTTCAAATACATAGTCTTCAACAAGGCAAGGCATACTGTAAACTCTACCTCCTGTATATTTAAAGAAACCATTTGGTCCCATCCAATAAGCAACACCATCAATTTCTACTGGTGCATGTTGACTAGATATTCCACAATTTGTTCCAACTTGTTCAAAACCAAAAGTAAATGGTTGACCAACAAATTTCATTGTATACATCGCTGTATCTGACCAAACATATAAAGCTGTTTTACCAGCAATAACAGACATTAGTTTAGATCCATCTGGAAGCCTTTGTTCACCTGCTGTATTAGTAGCACTAGCAGTATAAGCATCTGTGCCATCAATATTTTCTTGATCAGAAAATCTTACGAACATATCATCTTGAGTAGTTGAATCCCCTATTGTAGTTTCGCTTCCAATAAATACTAAATGTCTATCAGGTGTAGAAACAGCCATATCTCTTGAAGCAGTTGGTGCATTTGATAATACAGTCGCTCTAGTTGTTAGAGCATTAGTAACAGTTGGATTCCATTGAAATACTTTTTTGTTATGAACTAAAGCTAATAAATTTTGTCCATAGTTTACTAATCTCCATTGGCCAGGTTCAATTACAACTTGAGCTGAAGAACTTGCACTTCCCCATCCTACATAACTACTAGCATCATAAACTGTAGCTCCATTAAGATGAGAAGATCTTGTGCTTCCACTATAAGCTCTTGTAATTCCTGTTACTTTATTTCCTGTAATTCCTGTGTATCCAATTAGTTCATTGCCTACTTGAATAACTTCTGTTGATGAAGAAGGAACTGTAAATCCTGTAGTTGATGTTAGAGTAATTTCTGTAGCTGAACCATTATTACCTTGTGCATCATCTGCTAAAGCACCATTTAAAGTAGTCAGTGTTGGTGGAACAACTCTACCGCCAAAAGTGTTTGTACCCCACCCATAACCATAACCTTGAGTAACAGGTCCTATTTCATAGTAAGGATCGATGGTAGCTGTTGCAATATTTCCTCCCGTACCACTTTCATTATTACTTGTTAAAGTTGTGGCTGTGGGAATTGTAATTACTTCAAATAATTTTCCATCAAAATCAGAAGCAGTATATGAAGTGCTTACTCCAGTCATAGCCGTAGTTCCGTTTCTAATTAAAAAAATATCACCTATTTTTAAATTATGAGCAGAACCAAAAGTAAAAGTTAAAGAAGCACTTCCATTAGTGCTTTTAATAGAAACTCCTGTTTGAATTTTTGTAGTATCTATTGGAGTAATATCGTACACAGCGCCTTCAAAATAAATGTAAAGCATTTTGTTCGTACCAATTGCTACATATTTATTTCCAATATTGTCTACCCAAGCGTGTTGATCTCTTCCTGCACCCACTAAATTACTTGAAGTAAGTTGCTGCCAACCTCCAATTTTTTCAGGATAACTATATCTAAATCTCATATAGTCTCCATTAACCCAACGGCTTTCAGCTCCTGTATCTGAGGACTGTTTATCTAAACCTGGTTTAAGTGTAATTTTTCGTAACATAAAGCCTCATTATAATACTATTTAGCAAATGATGGTAGACCCAACATCGGTCTGCCGTCAAATCTATTTTTATTAGCAAATGGGCCATTTACATGATTATAATGTAGAAATACTTGACCGCAAATGTTCCCGTCAAAAGGCTCTCGCCAATGTTCGAGTTCACAGCCACTATATACTAGCATATCTCCTACTTCAAGCAAGACTTTCGTGCCTGCTGGAGCGTTTGGTTTTACAATATTTTGTCTTTCGTTAACAACATTATCAGCACCTGTGCCATCTATAAAAATAGGCCAAGGATCACCACCTAAATTAAGTGTTGTAGATATTTCACAACTAGGTCTATCTTTGTGTCGGTGTAAACAATCACCTTTTTTATAAGCTCTAGCGTAAGAATATGTTGGTATTAAATCTAGTCCTGTATGTTGTTTCATAACTGGTAACATTTTAACTAATAATGTATCCATTACAAAATCACCATAACAAGAATAAGTATTAGGTATCTGTTCATCAGTCCATGTTCCAAGTATTGGAGACTGTGAATGTAGGTTATTTTCATACATGAATCTTGTTGCATCTCTTTTAAGTAAAAAATAATTTAATATAAAATTAGCCATATCATAAGATAATGCTTGTTTAATTACTTGATATTTATTAGTTTGAAATGTCATACAAACATACCTTTCTGTAAAAAATTAAATGACACTGATATTCTTATATCATTAGATTCGTTAGGATCAACACAGTGCATTACCCAAGATGGAAACATAATACACCTTCCAGCAATAGGTTCATAATGTGTTTCTCTAAATAATCTTGCAGGTTTTTTTACATCTTTTTGTTGAGGTCTACACATTGCAGCTGATGATCTTGGGTCATCTATTTTTAAATGTCCTGAATTTTTAGGAGCTTTTATATAATAAACACCAGACCATAAAGAATTAGGATGTTGATGAGCTCTATTCATTCCTCCTGGTGGATTTATATTAGCCCACATATTACCTAATACTGGTTCACTTTCATAATATTCTTGTTCGTATATTGTTTTTTGACAAGCATACAACATGTCAACTAATTTTTTAAATTCAGGTAAATCCTGCATGTTGGTTGTTGAATGCCAACCTTGTACATTAGTTCTAACTACTCCTTTATCTCTTTTAGACCAAGCTATAATATCTCGCTCTAATTCTTGATTTAATGTCGGGTGTTCTATGTCTGCAATATAAATAGGTGTTGGAAAATGTAGTTCTCTATGCATTATTTAAATGGTGTGCCTCCAAACCACATAACTAAAGATTTTCTATTTCCCCGTATAACAGGTTTTACTCTATGTCTAATAAACGATGCAAAAAATATTGCAT